ACAGCAACACCGCCAAGCGCACGATCTACAAGCTGAATCGGATGAGTGATACCCGTGCTGAGTGCGCTTCCTACGGTACGCGCTCCGCTTGCAATCGTGCTGAAAAGACTGGTAAAGGCATTACGGATAAGACCGCTCATGGTAGTCATGTTCTGCCAGCGCTCCTGTACTGCCTGCCATTCTGCCGACGGTGCTGTGTCGCTTCCTACGCCTTCTCTGACAAGTTGCCTGTATTCCAGGAGCCGGTCAATCGTTCTTTCCAGTGCGGCCTGATCTCTTTCATACTCTGTAGACGCATACCCTTCAAACGTTGCCGGAGTCGCGTCCATTTCGGCTTTATACTGTTCAGCCTGTGCTTTCGCCTGTTCCAGTTTTGCCGTGATCTTATCAATCTCTTTCTGAGCTGACCTGTACGGAGTGGAGTTTTCAAACTTATCCCAGAGCTTCTGCATTTCTGCTTCTGCTTCTTTTATCGCATCTGCAATCGTCCCTTTTCCCACACCTGAATTCATGAAGGCCTGTGCTGCCGCGCCGCTGTCACCGCGCTTCATAGCAGCTTCGTATTCCTTCTGATACATCTTCAGGACATCTATCCGGTCTTCCAGTGCCGTATATTCTTCGGAGCTGCCAAAATCATTTGTCAGCTGTTCAAAGGCGGCTTCTGCATTTTCCAGGGACTTTGCCAGTTCATCCACCTGTGTAGCTGCTTTCTGGTACTGGTCCGCAGCTTTCGCGTATTCCGGTGTCATGAATTCCGTACTGCCGAACTTTTCCAGTTCAGCCTTCATTTCTTCCAGCTTACTCAGGGTTTCCCCGCTTTCAGACCGGAACCGTGCCAGTGCATCCGCATCACCTTCCAGCGCTCTCTGTCCAAGCTCTCCAAGACTCTGAATTTCATCATTGACCTGCTTAATTGCTCGTGAGAATGAATTGACAGCCTGTTTGGGCTGCCCAAAATCAAACTTGAACGCATTCTGGATCTTACTTCCAGTCTCGTTCACCTGATCTGTCAGGGACTTGACCGCGTGCTTCAGCTCATCCGATCCTTTGGAAAAACCGCTGTTATCCAGTTTTGTATCAATCGTTATAGAGCCGTCGCTCTTTCCAGCCATGCTTTCTCACCTCCCATTAGCCATTTAACAGGGCATTCAGCCGGTCTCTTTCTTCCTTCTCTTCTTTGGATAGTTTGTGCTGCAGGACACATAGTTCTCTGTTTGAACGCCAGAATTCCTGCTCCCATTTTTCCAACTTTTTGCCCTTTGACTTTTTCTGTCGCAGAGATAGCACCTGTGAAAACACGCCTTCATGGATCTCCATAAAATACCCAACGAACGTCCACCAGTGAACATATTTGCTGGACCGTGTTTCATATCCTGCCACACTGTTGATGGCCGGAAACAGGATCCGTTCATCCTGTTCCCAGTCCATCAGACGCGGATGCTTCCCGTCTTTGGGTTCGTCACCGCAGTCAATAAAGCGGATGGCCTGCATATAGGCCTCTTCGTATTCCTCATTCCGCATATCCTCAAAATCCTCATAGAGAATGTACAGACATGCAAACATCTTTTCTTTGTCCTCTAAATCCGGATCATTGAAAGCTGTTATGATTGTGAGGATGTCCCGGAAATCACTCCGTATTGCATACTCTTTTCCGCTTACTTCAAGGCTTGTCGGAAGTACACCGATCATTTTTTGCCCTTACCGTACTTTCCTACATACTGTTTCAGGCGGCTGTTGATCTTCGTGGTCTCCTGTTCAAACTGCTCTGAAATAAAGGCTCCAACCTTATTCAGCGCACTCTCACAGTAGAAGAGTCCGCCCACCGGGGAAAACGGGTGCATTTTCCCGAAAAATGCTTCGGACATGTTTCCGCCGAATATATAATCACAGGCCTCATAAAGCCGCTTTTCTGCTTCTTTCAGGGCTTTGGCGGCCGCCTCATCATTTGCATCTGCCGTACCGTCCGCGTTGATATCGATCTCTTCCAGGGGAGCCACGATCTCGTCAAATTTGGACATTGTTTCGTTGTAGCGCTCGATGATACCCACATCCGTAGGATGGAAATAGAACACACCGATTTCATCCCCGTTCATGTTTTCAATCGGGATTCGCTGACTGCCGTCATCAATGACAATCTTTAATGCTGCCTGTTTCTTTTCTTCTGCCATGTTTGCCTCCATTCATAAGAAAAGGGAGCCTGGTATCTACCAAACTCCCGTTATCCTGTTTCTGCCGGCCGCTATCAGGTGGTAGCGGTAAACTTCTTCGTACTCATGTTGAAAGTACCCTTCTTCCGGTTGCCGGCATTGTAAACCGTAAACGGAACCTGGACACCGGAAGTATCGCCGCCGACCGTATTAGGCACGACGTAGCAGTCCTCACAATACGCCCACTCGACGGTCCCGTCTGCCTTCAGCAGCACGTCAACCTTCGTGGTCATGCAGGCATCACCGGTCAGGCGCTCATTTGCAATCTTGCAAAGGCGCGTAAACATCGGATCACCTTCATACGCATAGAAAGGATCAACCTCACTCTGAACTTCATAGCCATTGTGCTGAACATTCTGTTCACCAAGAATGTTCTGGCTTACCTCGACATCCGGATTCAGCTCCTCGTTGTACTCTTCCAGATCTTTACCCAGACGGATATAGTTCACGGGAGTACCATTGAAGGAGGCATCAATAAAATGTGCAAGGTATTTTCTTTCAATTTTTCCTGCCATGATTACACTCTCCTGTATGTGATTTTTAACTGTATCTGATACTTTGCTGCGCTGCTCCCGACCTGTACCGGATATCCGGTCAGTGTAGGTACGATGGATTTGACGTATCCGCCGGACCATTCCGGGAAATTCCTTGCTGTATTCTGCTCCAAGATCCATTCAACAACGGCCTGATGAAATCCCAGGTTCGCAAGGTTCTGCTGAATGTCAGCGCCGTAATGCTCTTTGGATGCAAAAATGAAATTCTGTGTTTGGATATCGTCCAGGACTTCCTCACCCAGAATGTTTTCGTGATACCGCAGAGTAGAAGGAACCGCATAAATCGCGTATTCTGTCGGATTCTCCGCCACATAATCCACACGGAACCGATTCCCTTTCTGTATCACGGGACAGGTACGGAACCAGTCTCTCAATGCCTCTGTGTTATTTACGTCCGGCATTCCGATTACCTCCCTACTGCTCTTCGTGCCTCTTCTATGATGTCCTGAAGGTGGTCTGCCTTCATGCGCTCAAACCAATAGGATCCGGCAAGTGGGTTCGGTTCCTGACTGTATTCCAGCGGCCTTCCCGTCGGATGCTTCTCTCTCCCGGGTGGCGAAAACCATCTTGTAGGCTCTCCGCTGTCATCCTCAAAAACCGGAATATTCGGACCATAGACCTCACCATAATACATATAGTGAGCATACGGTCCGGGATACACCACTTCACCGCTGCCTATGGCTGTAACTGAGTAAGGGCTTCTCGCAAGCGTTCCGGTATCCCATGGAACATACTGCATATCGTAGCGGATGACCGCCGCGTCTATGGCCTTCTGGACCATTCCGCCGGATTCCAGATTGAACCGCGCAAGCAGCTTTTCTGTATCCAGATCCATGAATTCCTTTCTCGCTTTGAATTCGATCATGCCCCCACCACCTTCCAGTGCTTCGCGTGCGGCCGCCTGCTGCTGTCTGTCACGCCCAGGATCGTTACCAGTTCCCCATACTTTTCCTGCAGCTGTGCAGGCTGCATAGGTTCCGTTTCCTCTCCATGCACTATGACATCACCTTGTTTCAGGGTAAAAACGGTATTAGGATCACCTCCCGCATATGCCGCAGGCGGGACATATGCCTTATCAGAGAAATCCGCGTCAACAGGGATACGGATTATGAATTTATTAGCTGCTTTCAATCCTGAAGAATCTACATTCGATGCAATTTCACAGAACCACGAAACGCCCCGGATGATTGTAGGGACGTACAGGTCATACCCCTTGTCATCATCCAGGCGCGTGTTAAAAACAGTTATCGTCTCATTACATTCTTTCATCCGTACACCCCCCGGTAAAGTAACGGTGTACCGTAGTCATCCTTTTCGCCGTATAACAGGCTTCTCACGGTTTTATACAGACTCGCCTCTGCAGCCGCCGCCTGGTCAGATGCACTTCCGTAGCTTTCCGAATATCCGTCAGTATTGAAGGACGCGACAACCGGATTATCCGTTTGCGCGTCCACACCGAATTTTCCGTCCAGCTTAATAATCTGCATCATGCACAGCTTGACTGCTTCCGGCACTGCTGCCATGTTTTGAACACGGCAGTCCGTCCAGTAGTCAATCCGCTTTCTTGCCCTATGCTCAAACAGAATGAAATCCGTTTCCGGGAGATCCCCGCCGTATCCTTTGTACTCTTCGTATGTCAGGTACATCATGTGTAGCACCTCCCGTCTTCAGCAGAAATCCCTGGACAATCAGCCCAGGGAAATAATACGTGCAATCGGGATAGCCTTGTGAGCGATATACTGTTTGGTGTCTCCGGTGCTGTTTACCAGCTCCCAGTTCTGACCCTTTTCCAGTTCCGCATCAGTCGGGGACAGAGAAGTCATGCTCTTCTTCGTGAAGGAAATACCATACGGAGCAAAGCACTTTCTCTGACGGGAATACAGGGTATCCTGGCCGCCGTTCTTGGCCGGATCACGGTCAGTCTCATACGGGACCTTTGCGCCGCAATCGGTGTACTCGATAGCGCCGTCACCCAGAACATAGGTGGTATAGGTAGTCTTCGCATCCGCACCAGTTCCGGTAGTCTTGACCGGCATGTTATCGTCCACGAGGACAGTTCTGCCGTTCAGAGTACCGATAGCAAGGTCACGCTGCATACCGGAAGCATCCGTGTACTTCAGATAGGCCAGAAGTCTCAGGTTTTCAAGGTTCGTCGCGACAAAGGAATGCATGATAGCCAAGGAGAACTTACCCTTGTTATCACCGCAGGCCTGCTGCATAGCAATATTCAGAGTAGTTCCGTCCATCACACCGGTAACGCCTTCGCTGTTCTCCTTCGCAGTGATGTCCAGGGTATGGCCATCCACGAACTTCTTACCTTCGGTATCGGTCATGGCAAAAACACCGTTCAGGATATGAACGATCGTAGCCTGATCGACTTCCTCCCAGTATTCAGCGATCTGCTGTGCCACGTTCTCCAGGAAGTCAACGCCTCCGGTGATATCGTAGCTGAAATCACGCTCAACCCAGGACTGCGCACGGCCGACAACGACACGGGAATGACTGAAGGTCACGGTCTCGTTAGAATCGATGTCAGTGTTACCGTCATAGTTCTGGACTTCAGCGCCATTGATGAGGCCATACAGCGGAGTGGTCAGATAGTTGCCGCCCACCTGATCGGCCATAGCTGCAGCAAGATCCGGTCTCGGACGTACAGCGCGGGAACGAATCAGCTCGTTTCTGTTGAGGTTCGGGATACGATCAACGTACTTCTGGAATACCTCTGCATTGAAAAGTTTGTTATCAAAAATACCAGGCATTTCTATTCTCCTTTCTGGTAATCAGCGGAAATCAGCTTTCAAAATTGATTTCCATGTTCGGGTTTTCATAGCTTCCGCCAGAGACATCTTATGAGGGTTAGGATTGGACTTTCCCGGAAGCACAATCGTAGGAGTCGGATCCGCCGGTTTCGGATCTGCTGCAGGCGTTTCTTTCACGAATGCACCCGGATCATTCTCCTGGTACTTCGCCACAAAGTCTGTGTAGCCCATCAGCGTATCGCCATCCATCTTGAATCCCTGTGCAATGGCCTCCCTGATAAAGTCTTTCTTTGCTGCCGCGCTCGTGAACTTCAGTTCACCGGCCTTGCTTCTGACAGCATATTCATAGGCCTGCTGTGCGTTCTTTGCCTCCCACGCCTTACTGTCCTTGTCATACTTGGACTGCAGCGCGGAAAGCTGTTTCTGAGCTTCTGCAAGCTGTCCAGCGTCCGCCTGTGCAGCTGTGAGCTGTTCATTCAGGCCGGCAAGATCGGTGTCTCTCTGCGCTATCTGCCCCTGAAGGTCAGTTACCTGAGATTTCAGGCCGTTCACTGTGTCATCAAACTTGTTCCGGCTCACGTAGGACCCGTCCGCAATATTGACAACATTCAGTTTGCCCTCTGCCACCTTTGCCGCAAGCTGGTCATAGGTCAATGCTTCATCTCCGAAAAGTGCTTTCAAAAATTCCATGTCTGTTCCTCCTGTCGTTCATGCTTGATTTAATTTGTATTTCCGCTGCCACTCAGCGGTATGGCTGAACCGTCGCATTTATATCCCTGCAACGCCGGGTAGTAGATATATGAAAAGCCCCTGATTTCTCAGAGGCTTATCAACAAAATTATGTTTTTCAGAGTTTTAACCCCGATTTTTGCGGAATTTTTACGAAAATCGGCACATAATGTGCAGATTTGCTGCTTCATTCTGCAATTTCCGTGCAGAAGAATATTCCGCGGACATCCTCAAAAAGATCCTTTGCGATGTTCTGATACAGAGTAGATGTCAGGCCGTTCACATCCCCGATATCATCACTCTTGAACTGAACAACTTTACTCTTAAACACCACATAGTTGAGATCAAAAACACCACTGCTGCCGCTCTGAATAAATGCAAGTGCAGGATTGCCCTCAAATGCTTTCTGAAACAACTGCAGCTTGGAAGGACCCTTTAAGTTGGCCGGAATGACCGCCACCTTTACCACGACATCTCCGAATGTCCTCACTGTCGGAAGCAACTGCGCCAGCGCGTCCGCTTTTTCTTCGCCTTCCACATACAGCCTGATCGTCTGATTGGCCTCATCATATTCAACCCTGACAGCCGGATCCTCTTTAAACAAGGCTTCTATCTCTCTGTAAAAAAGGACCCACGGAGCGCTGAGATTTATGAACTTTCTCATGTTCCTGCCCTCCTCAATCCTTCACAACCTGGTTGTCCAGTTTCACGTAAACGTCAACATAGGTTTCGCCCTTGTCCCCGTTGTAGGTAAGCTCATAATATTTGTTATCCGGAACCTTAGTGCTTACCAGAGCTTTCCAGTTCTGCAGCGTCTTACTGAACCAGACAACATACACGTCCTCCATGCTGATCTGTACGCCGTCGGTCACATCAGCATGACTGTTGAAATATTCCATCACAATCTGTCTTGCTTTTTCCTGCATCTCTCATCCCTCCAACTTAATGCCTTCGATCTGTGCGCGTGCTTCCAGGGCTGCAATATAGTCAGCCATAGCACGGATCTGAAGATTATAGATACCTCTGCAGCAGGTCGGTGTGAAGTCCAGTTTTCCAGCATCCCACTTTTTCAGCATTACCATCAGCTTTTTGAACCGGATGACGGCCTGGTAATACTCTGCTTTGAACCGCTCTTTGTAGTCAGCAGATACCATGGCCGCTGCCGTATCTTTCAGATCGGTCATCTCACCAACAATCTTCCAGGCGGAAGACGCGATGTTTGTAAAGGTGTATGCAGGATCGTCCGTGTTTCGGATGTCCAGCACCTTCCCGTCATGACAGTGCATCATAATTGTGCCGTTCTCCCATGCCCAGTAACCGGACCAACTCGGAAGACGTACTTTCTTACCTGCTCTCATTGCTTTGAATGCTTCTCTGAATTCCATGTGTGCCTCCTTTATACTTTAACCATCCTGAAGCCCTCCACGCTCATGCGCTCTTTTCGGGCTTTCAAGCCTGATGCTTGAACAACTTCCTGATACTTCCTTGCCAGGTTATTGATCCGGATCTGACATTCTCTCCGGAGAACATCATCACCGGCAATCCTCGCGGCATTGGCTGTATCCTTCTCCCGCCGGACTTGTGTTTCAATCTGTCTCATGAGCTGTGCCGCCTCATAGGTGGTATAGTGCTTTCCGCCTATCATGCAGCCCTTCTCATTGTCATCTGCCCACTTTTTGAGCTGTGCGTCTGTATACTGCCGCTTTGAATACTTCGTAGAGAAGGCCATAGCGATATGCATACAGTTCCACTCACCGATAGGCCGGCGGATTGCTTCGTACTGGTTCCCGTCCACGTCCTCAAATGGCTGCTGAGTCTGCAGCTTTTCAAATTCCGCAATCAGGAACACTCTGCCCTGTATCGGTTCATGGTCCGGAGCCGATCTAGTATGCGCGGAAAGCTCATAAGCATCATAGCCCAGCTCTTCACCCATCATGATTGACCCCTGCTGTGCAATCTGGTTCGCCCCGTCAATGATATTCTGCCGGACAGCCGTATCCAGCCGTCTGTGATACCCACTCGGATACTGCATCTGCAGGCCGTTGTGTCCCAGGTCTCTGATGCTCTGCCGTGTAGCTGACCTGTAATCAGTCAATCCGCTGCTGACTGCAAGGATCGCATTATCGACGGTATGCCGGTATACATTGGACGCTATTGTAGTGTTTGACAGGTTTATCATGGTTCCGGCCGTCTGTCTGCTGACCGCTTCCGTAAAATGCCGGATCCTGGCTTTCGCGCTGTCCGTCAAAGGCGTTTCCTGCAGCGCCCGTACAAAACGCGGATCCCTGTAATGACTCTGCATAGCGTCGTTATACAGGTCATACAGATCCGGGATTGACATTCTCAGGGCTGCTGCAATCTTCTGATTGATCGCCGCGATATCCTCATTCATGCTTGCCATAATTTCTATCATGTGCATGGTAGAAGGTATGAGCTTTCCCACCTTCATAACCTGGCTTGCTACTTTGGCAATAAAAAAAGCGTTTACCTCATCGAAACGCTGCATGATTATATCGACTTTCTTTTCAAGTTCTGCCTGTGTCACTCTTCATCACCGCCTGCGGGTGTGGGAAGCGGACCGCCGCCATTTCCTCCGTTCTCTGTCTGGTCTGTCTGCTGCGGCATCATGGCTTTCATGTCTGCCGCTTTCTCATCGCTGATACTCTCAATAGCGGCCTTTGCCTGCGCTTTCGTCTCACCGAAGTACCATTCACGGAATTCTGCTTTACCGATAATGCCGGCAT